ACGAAACCATGATTGAATAACGTCCGCAAGGAAAAACCCGTTCGTATAATCATGATTTGACGGATTGAACGTGAAATGTACGTCCGCAATGGTAATTAATTTTTCAAGGATTTCGACGTACAAACGTTTCGCGTTTAAAAAGTTTTCATACCACATTCCATCCGTGTCTTGTGGTGTTCCCGCGGTCGTTTGACGTTTCGGGGTGTCAATGTGCAAAATGTCATTGCCTCCGATAAATAAAATCTTGTCGATTTGGAATCCGCTTGACTTGTCAAGAATACCTTGAACCCCTTCGTGAACGCGCTTGACCGCGATTTGCTGATTGTATTGTTCGCCCGTTTCGAAAGCCGTCGCCAGTTTTCCGATATGAACGTCCGCCGGATCAATGACTAATAAATGACCGTCGGTTGATTTGGTTCTTTTGATTTGCGGGTAAACTGGGGAATGTTCTTCGATTGCTTGAATGATGTCGGACCGCAACCGTTCCATTTTTCCGAATAGTTCATTTTGATATTCTGGATTGCGAAAAAACAAGCTGGTATTTTTCGATTTCAACCAACCATGTTTTACGTTCTTAACGTCGATTCCTTCGTCGTCGCATTCGCGTTTTATTCTTCGATATTGCGCAACAACTTCAAATTCTTCGCGCGTTATTCGTGGTCTAAATTTCACCCCTATATTTTAAAAATAAAGCGATTCGGTTGAAAACGGATGAATTCAAAATGAATCGCAACACGAACCCAAGGATGAACGCGATTAAAATCAACCACCAATTTGTTCGATATTTCACGATTTGGTTGTTTTTCACCTTCGCTTGTTGTTTAACGATTTTGACCTCCGTGTCACCTTTGATTTTCAAGGTTTTGATTCGTTCCTTGTATCGAATTCGTTCTTGAAAACGCGTCGTTGGAACATATACGTTTTGATACGTTATTACCGTATCGCGATACGCAATAATTTTTTCCCAAACAATGGAATCGTTGACAATTACCGGGAATGAATCAATGGTTGCGATTCGAATTGTGTCGGTGTCTTGTGTAAATTTAGCGCCGTGTTTTAGCGCTTTTCGGACGTGGTATTGTGCTTTGCGCTCGGATGAACACGAAACAAGCGCCAACGCGATTAAAATAAATAAAATCAACCTCATATTTCGAGCAATGTATACGAAAATTTGTTGCCGTGAATCTTTGATGCTTTTTTGCAAATGAACATGAACGTTTCAAAATCTTTTGCGCGCTTAAAAACTTGACACCCTTCGCTCCAATTCTCTACCCACGTCGAATCCGTTCCCGCCTTGTGGATGTTGATTCCAAACATCCCCGTGTCCGTTTTGATTTCGTCAAATTTCATGTCACGATTTCCGTCACGCCACACGGTAACGTTGCCATGTCGTTGACAAAGCGCGTCGTATTTTCCTCGATGCTTGTCGATTGCCCAAACGCCTCGATATTGACCCGCTACCAACCGCGCAACGCCTTTTGGATTGCCAAATTTCTCGACACCTTTTTTTCCGGGATCGGTCGTCGCGTTCCAGCAAAAAAATTGACACGTTCCATTTGCGTCCTTGAACGAAATTGTAATAAAATCGTCAAATACATTTGTCACCTTGTCGGCGATGCTGGGTGAATTGTTTCGAACGCCTACAATGTTTACGTCGTAACCTTTATTCGCATGGTCCTCAAACCATTTAAAACCCTTTTCTTTGACCGCCTTTTCGATTTGTTCCCTTGTGTACATAATTAATTTTTAAATTCGTCCCATTGTTGTTTTTTCGCGGTCAAAAATTCCTTGAATGATTTCAAAACATCCTTTCCCGTCACGTCAAAATAACTTTCATTTATTGATTTGATTTCAATAAATGCACAAAAAAACGTGAATGCTTTCGTCAATACCAATTCAACCGATACAAATAAACCAATTAAATCCGAAATAACAAATTTTTCAAGGAAATAAACAGCAACAATCCCGCCAGCGTAAAGCAATGATTTTGAAATCGTCCTTGCCAAACCTCGCGATCGAATGGACCGCCAACCTTTCAACCGAACGCTTCGCCAAATTCCAAAACACAAGTCAAGCCAAATAAACGCAATCGCGATTAATACCATCGGTTTGACCGGCGCTAAAATCGAAAGTAGGGAAAACGCGAAAATTGACAATTTAGTTTTCATCTGGATGTTGATTGACGTAAAGTTCGTATATTATTTGGTAATTGTTGTAAAAAAATAAAGTCCATCCGACCATTTGCAAATAAAAAACGCCTTGAAACCATAAGGTGAACGCCAAAATATACGAGCAAATGAAATACATTAACGCCGTGCCTCTTATATGTTGGTCGTTAATCATTGCCGAAATCGTAATTGTCCATCGGAATTTTGCACCAATCCTCCGAATCATAAACATTCATGGCGATTGTCATTGTCCAACCAGCGGTCACATCATGTGAACGGTTGATGAATGGTTGTGTTCCGATTGTTCCAGTCACGTCGAGGAAATCCTCAAACCTCCATTGTTTTAAAATGACGTGAATGTCCTTGCAAATCGACAAACAATCGGAATGTATTTCGTTAATTTGTCTATACTCTTGAATATTATATTTGTCGGCGATTGAAATAATCGCGTTAACTTGAACCCCAAAATCGCCTATTGACCCCGGTTGCAAAGTGACAACCATCAACGGGTAATCGACGGCGTCGCGTGACACGGCGTCCAAATAGTCCCCTTGGAAAAAATCATTTATTTGTCGATGGTCGTTCGCGATTATTTCGAATTCGCGCATCAATTGGTTTAACGTCTTTTCCATTTTTTAAATATTTGTTCAATTTTTCAATGTCCTTTTTTCCGGGAACAAAGCGTTTGCTCATATAATCCAATTTAAGGGTGAATAACCCGTTTGGTCCTTTGTAACTTTTTCATGACACATTGATGGCGATGCGCAACAATCAATGTATTCCGGGTAATTGTCCCCGTTGTCGTCCATAAGAAAACCGATTAATCGTTCTTTGTAAAATTGTGCGTCCTTTAATAATTGGTCGCGAAAAACGTATGTATTTTGACGGTCGTTTGCTTGAATGTTTTCATCCGAAACACGACCGACCGATTTATTTGTCAATTTTTCATTCAACAATAAACAACAACGGTAGTCAACATAGGCAACCAAACACGGCACGACGTAATCATTCATCAATGTTAAATAAGTAGGGGTCCATGAATTCGTTTGAACACGTTGTAACAATGCTTTGTACAAAGGTGTCCCCAACGCTGGTTGAACATTGATGTCTTGACTTCGACGAATCGCAACCGCAAGAATTTTCGTGTCGGTATTTTGATGAATTAAACCTAACTTTTTAAGGTTTTCAACGGATAAAAGATAGTTCATGTTTTATTTATTGTGCAATTACTAATTGTTGTACCCATTCGTGACGGCAAAATGGCGTTGTTATTTTTGTAACTGGATTCGTGTATGCCCCGCCCCGGTAACGCCACACGTCGCGGTCAACACGAACGGAAATGTTGTCGATGTCTTGACGGGAATAACTTCGATTCAATTCAATTAATTTAATACAAAATGGTCTCGACGTAGTTCGGACCGCTGGAACATCCGGACGGGTTTGGTATGTGTACCGAACTTCAAACCTCGACATCGGAATGTCAAGGTTGTCAATAACCGACTTTCCCAGCGTGTTAACTTCGCCTCCCTTCGAAATCAAATCAAGTTCACGAATCAATTGAATTCGTTTCGCGATTTCTTCAACCGACGTGTTCAACGCCTTCGCGATTGCGTCGCTTGATTCCCCGTCGGACAAAAGTTTTAAAACGTCTTTGTCGCCTCCGGTCAACTTGGCGGAAATTTCGCCAACTCGGTCAAACAATTGTTGACTTCGTGCGAAAACGTCCGCGCTTGGCGTGTCCCATTCAATCGCTTCGGAATGCAAAACAATGTAATTGTCATTCGATTCGCCGAATTCCGCGAAAACTTTTATTTCATCGTCGCTAAATTCGTGACGGTCGCATGATTGAACAACGGGTGTTTGTTGAACCGCTGGGATTCCAACAATTCGACGCGCGGTTGTTTCACTAATTGTTGGGAATGATGCTACCAATATGTTCAACGCGCTTTCCGGCGTTAAAATTCCCTCTTTTATTTTCGCGACAACATCAATTAACGATGCAATTTGCGACCCATTTAAAGCGGATTTTGCCACGTCAAGCGTTTCCGTTGCTGGTTGCCCTTCAACGGTTTGAACGGGTTCATCTTTTGGTAATGGTTGAACGTCTTTCAATTTTACTTTGCCAGCGTAACCGCTTAATTCAAGCATAAAATTCAGCAACCATTCAATTCGCCTTTGTTTTGTTTCGACGTACGTCGCTTTGAAAATGTTAAATAAATCGTCGGATTCTGCCGAATTAAACGATCCCTCGATTCGGACGCCGAATAATTGCGGGGACGTAATTGCGTGCGCGACAAGGATGTTTTGTTGAACGCTTTTTTCGGTTGCCAAATAACGTTGGTCAAGGTTGTTACCATTCAATG